AAATGCGCGCTGAAAACCAAAGAAAGCGACGCAAAGCCATAAAAAAAGGTAAAAATATTAAGGGTAAAGACTATGACCACACTAAAAAAAGGTTTGTTTCAGTCAAAGCAAACCGCGGTGGACATGGTAGAGGCACAAAAAAGAAAAAATAAACAATAATGGCAAGAATTAGCACATATTCCACCGATTCCAGCATAACTGGGACAGAAAAAATACTTGGAACAGATCAAGGTACAACAAAGTTGTTTAATATAAATGACTTAAAGTCGTTTATTGCAACAAATATAACTATATCAGAGTCTTTTGGCGCTGCATTTACTCCATCGTCTGACGGAGCGTTTGATTTAGGATCATCTGTACTAGAGTGGAGGGACTTATTTATAGACGGTACTGCAAACATCGACTCATTAGTAGCAGATACTGCAGATATTAACGGTGGTACTATCGACGGTGTAACAATTGGTGGTAGTTCTGCAGGCGTTGGTACATTTACTACGATGAATGTTACAACATTAAACGTTGGTGGTTCAGCCATATCATTAAATGACTTATCAAATGTATTAATTGCTGATAATTCACTATATGTAGGACATGATCCCACTTCAACTGATAGCACTGCTCAATTTAACATTGCTTTAGGTGTTACAGCGCTAGATGCAATTACAACAGGTGATGGCAACGTAGCAATAGGTTACAATGCTGGTACAGCGGTTAACTCAGGTGCTGAAAATGTATTTATAGGTAAAGAAGCAGGTGAAGCATCTACTGAAGCTCAATATAATGTAGCTATTGGATCGCATGCTTTAGAAACAAACATAGATGGTGATGGTATAATAGCTATTGGTTATCAAGCTTTACAAACACACGAACCTAGTAATGGTTTAAGTCATAATGTTGCTATTGGTTATCAAGCTAGTAAATCTGCAACTCAAGCTAAACACAATGTAGTTATTGGTAGCGAAGCTTTAACAACTAATACTATAGGTCAACATAATATAGCTATTGGATTTCAAGCGTTAACAACTTCTGATTTTGGAGGAGACGCTCATAACATTGCTATTGGAAGTCAATCAGGTCGTGATATTACACAAGGTGTTAGAAATGTTTTAGTAGGTGGTCAAACTGGTTTTGATTTAACAACAGGTTCAGACAATATAGCGATAGGTCATCAAGCTTTAGATGCAGAAACTACTGGTAGTAAAAACGTTGCTGTTGGTGATAGATCTTTAAGTCAATTACAGGCTGGATCTAATATAGGTGAAAACACAGCTGTTGGTTATCGTACTGGTCAAAACATGAACACTGGTATTAAAAACACTTTATTAGGTTCTTTTGCTGGAGGCGGATTACAATCAGGGTTTGAAAATATAATGCTTGGTTATTATGCTGGTCAAGCAACTACTATAGGTGATAAAAACGTATTTGTAGGTTCTGAAGCTGGTTATACAAACATTGATGGCGACGGTAGTGTTGGTGTAGGTTATAGAGCTTTATATGTTCAAGAACCTTCTTCTAATGTTAATACTGATAACACTGGTATAGGTTATCAAGCAGGTGTTGCTGTTTCTACAGGATTAAGAAATACTTTATTAGGTTCTGATACAGCTGCAGCGCTTACAACTGGTAATAATAATATTTTAATTGGTGATTCAGCAAATGTATCTACAGGTGCTGCAAGCAACCAAATAGTAATTGGTCAAGGTGTAACCGCCTCTGCAAATAATGTAGTAGTACTTGGTACAGCCGATACTACGGTATGGCATCCAGCTGATGACAATGGTGTAGATTTAGGTAGTGGTACATATTCTTTCAAAGACGCTTTTATACAAGGTGTTTTAAATATTGGTGATACATCTGGTTCAACATACTTTCAACTACCGAGCACTATAGGTACTGCTGGTCAATTATTAAAAGTACCTTCTTCTGGTAATGTACTAGAGTGGGGAACTGGTACTGGTGTAGATAGATTTGTAGATAATACAGCTGAAACATTAATACTTGGTCATAGTAATGGACCATCTGGAACTGCTAATGCAAACACTGGTGTTGGTAGAAAAGCTTTAAAATTATTAACTGAAGGTGATAACAACGTAGGTGTTGGTAATTTATCAGGTACAAATGTTACAACTGGTTTATCAAATGTATTAGTTGGTTCAAGATCTGGTCAAGCATTAACAACTGGTGATTATAATATTGCAATTGGTGATCTTGCTTTAAATAGCGAAGATGAAGGTAATGGATCAGTAGCAATTGGATTTGAAGCATTGAAAGCTAACGATGGTAGCACTAACGTTGCAATTGGTAGACAAGCTGGTAAAGCAATTGTTGGTGGTGATTTAAATACACTTGTTGGTACTAATGCTGGTATAAGTTTAACATCAGGTAGTAGCAACGTGGCAATAGGCGACAGAGCATTAAGAGAAGAAGATACAGGTAGTAGTAGCGTTGCTGTTGGACAAGCAGCTTTATCTGCGCAAAATAACGCAACTGGTTTAAATACAGCTTTAGGTTATCAAGCTGGTGCTAATACATCAAGTGGTTTTCACAACGTATTTCTTGGCGCAAACGCTGGTGATTTAAATACAACAGGTGACAATAACATTGTAATAGGTTATAACGCAGATGCTAGCGCAAACAGTGCTGATAACGAAATTGTAATTGGTAATACATCTCATACAAATGCTAGAGTATATGGTCTTAGAACACCTGTTACTGCAACTACTGCTGATACTACTTTAACAGCAAACGATTCAGGTGAAACATTTGTATTTAACGACGCAGCTGCAACATTTACTTTACCAGACTCTGGTGCTGGTGATTTAACAGGTGTTTATTTCCATTTTATAGTACTCGACGATACTGCTGGAACAAAAAGAATACAATGTGCTGATTCTACAAACGAAGATTTAATTGGATCAGTATTAACTGTAGACACAGACTCTTCTGATGCTAATGCTTCTTTTGCAAGTCAAGTAGCAGATGAGTTTCATCAAATAACATTTAACGGTACTACTACTGGTCGAGCTGGTAGTAAAGTAACCGTAACAAATATAGCGGCTGATAAATGGCATGTTGAAGGTACATTGTTATGTACTGGTAATCCTGCTACGCCGTTCTCGTAAATATATATATTAACATTTAAAAATTAGAAATTATGCCAAGAGGAAAAGGTACATACGGAAGTAAAAGAGGAAGACCTGCTAAAAAAGCTGTAAAAAAGCCAAAAAGAGTTCATACTGGTAAAGCAAAAAACGGTAACAAAAAAATGATGCAGTTTGGTAAGAAAATGATGGAGTTTGGTAAGAAAATGATGGATTATCATAAATAATATGGCTTTTAAAATGAAGACAATAGCACAGCTGCTTGGTTTAAGTGAAAAGTACTCTAAGCCAAGCTCTGTTGTTTTTGAAAAAAATCTACCATCTGGAGTAATGGGTGAGATAGACATGAACGGTGTAATAACCATAGATGGTAGAATGCCTGAAAAACAAAAAGCTAGTACTGTTGCTCATGAAAGAGGTCATTTAAAACAAATTAGAACTGGTGTCTTACGTTTTGATACTAATAATTATTATTATAAACCAAAACTAAGTGGTAGAACTATTGTTATACCTAATAGCCAAATAGATCCTAGAAGAAGAGATCTACCTTGGGAGGCATCGCTTAAAAGAAAAAAGAAATGAGAGTAAAAGCACCAAGGGGTTATCATTGGATGAAGTCTGGCAAAGGCGCCCCAAAATTAATGAAACACAAGGGTAAGTTTGTTCCACATAAAGGAGCAAGTTTATCATTTAACTTTGCAATACAAAAAGTACATGCCAAGAAGTAACGAACCAAGGCGTACGACTAAAGGTAAAGGTCGTAATTTTCGTACTGTAAAAGAAGGTGCAGGTATGACTAAAAAGGGTGTAGCTGAATATAGACGTAAAAACCCTGGTAGTAAATTAAAAACTGCAGTTACAGGTAAAGTAAAACCTGGTAGTAAAGATGCTAAAAGAAGAAAATCATTTTGTGCTAGATCAAGAAACTGGAAAAGTAAAAGAGGTTTAGCTGCAAGACGTAGATGGAAATGCTAAATAATAAATATGAAATCAAGAGGATTAGGAGATAGTATACATAAATTCACTAAAGCAACTGGTATTAAACGTATGGTTGATACTGTGTCGCAAGGTTTAAATATACCTTGTGGTTGTGAAGGTAGACGCGAAGCAATGAATATGATGTTCCCATATTCTCGTAAAAACAACAAGTAATGGCTAAAAAACTATCAAAAGCTCAAATGAAAATAGCTAGATTAGCTAAACCATTTGATAAAATTACAAAAGAAGACTTTGCTATATTAAGAAGCAAAAGAGGTACTAAAATAAAAGGAGAGGCTAAAAAGCCTATGAATTTTATGGACACTAAATCAACATTTAGAGACTCTAACAGAACAACAAAACCACCAAGAAAACATCATGGGTAAAATTAGCGGGCCGTGTAAAGCAGCGGCAAAAAGAAAATTTAAAGTTTGGCCTAGTGCTTATGCTTCTGGTTGGGGCGTGAGATGTACTAAAAATCCTGGTAAATATTTAGGTAAAAAGAAATAACAATGAAGAAAGGTAAGAAAAAAGGTAGATGCTGGCCAGGCTATGCACCTGTAAAAGGTAAAAAACCTTTTTCACCTGGTAGTTGTAGAAAAATTAAAAAGTAATGGCTAAAGCATATAGAGGAGTTTTAAAAGCTAGAATAAACAAACTATATGGTGGCGATGTTACTTGTGGTAAAGTTAAAAAGCTAAAGTCACGTAGAGATGCTACTAAACGTGATGTACAGCTAGCTAACTGGTTTATTAACATGCAAAATTGCGGACATGGCGGATCCAAAAAAAGGAACAGGTAAAAAACCAAAAGGTTCTGGTAGAAGATTATATACTGACGAAAATCCAAAAGATACAGTCAAGATTAAATTTGCTACAGTTGCAGATGCTAGAGCTACGTGTGCTAAAGTAAAAAAAGTTAATAAACCTTTTGCTCGTAAAATACAAATATTAACTGTAGTAGAGCAAAGAGCTAAAGTTGCAGGTAAAGCACAGCAAGCAGCTATAGCTAAAAGGTGTAAAATGGCAATACGTAGAAAACATGGCAAAAAAACGTCCTGAATGGAAAGATAGTAAATACGCTGACGCAAAGGGTAAATTTAAGAGTTTATCCTGTGATAAATTAGCTAGTTGGCTAATTAAAAGTAGAAAAGGTAATAAGCGAGCAATAATTGGTAGCTTAAACCAACAAGTTGTTTTTAATAGAAAACGTAATCCTAGCTATGCTAAAAAAATGGTGTGTGCTAGAAATAAAGTAAGCAAAAGATTAGGAAATGCCAAAAAGTAAAATAAAAGGTGGTGGCACCAAAAAAGTTTGTTTACCATACAATAAGTATAAAAGTATGAGCAAAGCCGAAAGGCAAAAAGTAATACGTGCTAAACGTAAAGCAGCTGCTCAAGGAAAATATAAAAGAGCTAGCTCATCTAATGTAAAAGGCGCTAGAAAAAAAGGCGCTACATTACGTGACTGGTTTCAAAAAGAACGCTGGGTTAATATTGCTACAGGCAAGCCTTGCGGAGAATAATACCGGCCCGGTGCAGGGCAAAACCAAATGTTTAATTAAAACCAAAACCAATGACATTTTTTTATTCGACTAAAACGTGGAATAGTCAACCACAAATTTCCAAAGAAACCGTTGAATTTTGGAAGCATTTAGCTGACAAAACAAACTGGAGAATAACTCAGTTACCAAATGGTTTTTACCAAACCGAGTACCAACATCCTGAGGAAGAAGATACTTGGATTGATGTAACCAGAAGAGAAACAGTTGATGGCGCTGAAGCTGCTATCGACGGATCAGTTGATCACTACGGTAAAAAAGTAGAGTTTCTTAATGGTCCAAAAGTTGTTAAAACTTTTAAATAACATTAACTAAATTAAATTAAATTAAATGCAAAATCCACAAGACATTGTGAAGACTTTAACATTTGGCAGCGATGCTAAAGAAAAAGTTTTTGCAGGTATAGAAAAACTCACAAATGCTGTTAGCTCCACACTTGGAGCTAGCGGTAAATGTGTGATACTAGAAGACTTCATGGGTAGACCTATGATTACAAAAGACGGTGTAACTGTTGCTAATTCTGTTAATTTAAGAGAACCTGTAGAAAATATAGGTGCTGTATTAATTAAAGAAGCAGCTAGAAAAACAGTTGGCGAAGCTGGTGATGGAACTACAACTGCTACTGTACTAGCTCACGCTATATTAAATGAAGCTTATAAAAACAAAGGTAGTGATAGTTTAAGAAGTATAAAACAAGATATACAAGAAGCTTGTAATAAAACCGTTGAATATTTAGAAAATATATCAGTGCCAGTTGAAGGTGATATGGTAGATCAAGTAGCTACAATATCATCAAACAATGATGAAAGCTTAGGTAAAGTTATTGGCGAAGCTTTTAAACAAGTTGGTAAAAATGGTACTGTAATGATGGATCCTGATACTAAGTCAGAAGATACTACAGTTGAGCTAGTTTCAGGTTCGCAAATAAATCAAGGATTTGCTAATGCAAATTTTGTAACAGATACAGGTAAACAAACTGTTACGCTAGAAAAGCCTTTAGTGTTATTAGTTAGCTCACCAATAGCATCAGTAAGAAAAATACAAACTGTATTAGAATATGCTGTTAAACAAAACAGATCAATACTAATAATAGGTGAGTTAGAAAAACAACCTATGGCTGCATTAGTAATGAATAAAATAAAAGGTAATATAAAAGCTAGCGTCATAGCTCCACCTGGTTTTAGCTTTTGGAAAAGAGACTTTTTAGATGATATTGCTGCTGTTACAGGAGCTACACATATAAATGAAGAATACGGTGATGATGTAGATTTAATTACGCCTGATATGTTAGGTGAATGTGAAAGATGTGTATCTGACAGCAAGTCAACAGTTTTAAAAGTAGCTGAAATACCTGAAGAAGCTAAAGAAAGAATAAAAGCTATAGAAGATCAAATTAAAACACTTGATCCTAGTTTAAGAACACAAAAGCTAGAAGAGCGCTTAGCTATATTATCTGGTAACGTTGCAGTTATATCAATAGGTGCAAACTCAGACGTTGAGTTTAAAGAAAAGAAAGATAGAGTTGATGACGCAATACACGCTACTAAAGCTGCAGTAAAAGAAGGTATAGTTCCAGGCGGTGGTGTAGCTTTATTAAATGCTGCTAGCAGTATTAAAGAAAAAACTGAAGGCACTAATATATTTATAGAAGCAGTTAAGTATCCATATAAAACAATACTTAAAAATGCTGGATTAGAATATGTGCCACAAAAAGGTAAAGGTAAAGGTATAAATGTTATAACTGGTGAAACAGTTAATATGATTAATGAAGGTATTATTGATCCTTTACTTGTAACTAAAAGCGCATTAAAAAATGCAGTATCTGTTGCCACTACTATATTATCAACTGATTGTGTAATTAGTAACATGAGAGAAGAATGAAGGCAGTAGGTAATTATTTAGTTATAGAAGAAGTAAAACAAAAACCAACTAAAACAAAAGGTGGTTTACTTCTTACAGATAAAATAAAAGAAGACATAAGATATAGACAAGGTGTTGTGAAAAGCGTTGGTAGTTTAGTTCAAGGCGTTAAAGCTAATGACAATATATACTACGATAAACATGCTGGTTTTAATGTAGAGATAGATGAAAATATATTTCTTGTAATAAAACAACAAGACGTTGTTATTGTCTTATGAGAAAATTAGAAGCCAAAGATCTTAGAAGCATAGGTTTGTTTAAGCATTATCGTATTATACGTAAATGGGCTTGTAAAACAAATAAGTTAAAAGATGCTGATCTCGAACTTCTAATTTACTTTGATTGTATGGAGCTGTTTACAAGAAAAGATTATATAGACGGAGTTTATACTTTTTCATGGGATAAAAATCGCTGGGAGCGTTTAAGGCGTGATGGCTGGATAACTGTTTGGCGGCAAAGAAACAACACAACTCAAAAATATACAATATATAAAACATCATTTAAGTGTAGCCAACTTATTAGTAGGATATACAGGATGTTACTTGGTCAAGAAGATTTACCAACTAGTTTACGTAGAAATAAAATAATGGAAGGTAAATCATATTCTGACAAAGTTATGATAAAAGCAATAAACTTAGTTAACAAAGATAATAACAATTAAACAAATAAAAAATGGCATACGGAGATATAACAGGTAGTCCACACTCTTACAGAGCACCATCATTACCAGGTGTACAAACAGTTAGAAAGGCTGTAGTTTTAAAAGATGCAACAACTCTTGGTAGTGCTGCTATAAACTATTTAGACAATACAAAAGATTTAAATGAGCTTTCAACAGTTGAGCATACTGAAAGGGGTGCTGGTATTTATATTGGTACAGCTGGTAATATATGTGTCAACCTTTCTGGTCAAAAGAAAATTGTAGACGGTGGCGCTACATCAAGTGCGACTACAAACAAGTTAGTTGATTCTACACAAAACTTTACAAGCACAGTACAACCAAGAGATTTAGTAGTTAACACTACTGATGGTACAGTTGCTTTTGTAGGAGCTGTTGATAGTGATACTACGCTTAGTTTAGTAGATGCTGCTAATAGTAATTCAGATATTATGGCTAGCGGTGAAGCATATGAAATACACAGACCAATAGTATTTCAAAATATAGCGGCTGGATCTTTTTTACCAATTGAAGTCGATAGAGTATTTGCATTTGCAACTACTGCTGATGACATAATGGCAATATACTAGAACATGGCTTTAATAGGTATAAAAGCAAACATAGTATATAGTGAGCAGATAACTAATGCTGACACTAGAACAAGTGCGTTTAACTTGCGCGCAGACTTTACTGAACTGAAAGCTGACTCAACTCTTTTCTCAGCTGATGCTAACCAAATGTAATACATAACACATGGCTAAACAATCTATAAACATAGGTACAAGTGCTAATGATGGAACTGGCTCTACGCTCAGGGAAGCATTTGACATTTGCAACGACAACTTCACAGAACTTTACGGTGGTACAACATCAGCTTTAGCTTTTAAAGTTGAAGGAACTAACTTCACAGGATCAATTTTAATTGGTCACAGTAACACAGGTGTAATTAATAACGCGCAAAATAATGTAGGTATAGGCATAGGTGCTTTAGATGCTTTAACTAGCGGTGATCACAATATAGCAATAGGTAAAGACGCTGGTACTTCTATTAATTCAGGATCACGTAATATTACTATAGGTTATCAAACTGGTCACGTTATAACATCAGGTGCTGATAACATTGCTATAGGGCGTGGTGCTTTAGCTACAGAAGATGGGCACGGCCGAAATATTGCTATTGGTACTAAAGCTTTAGAAGATCAAAATGCTGGATCTGATGCGTATAATGTAGCAATAGGTTATGAAGCAGGTAAAGAAGTTACAACAGGTGCTAGTAATGTAATAGTTGGTTACGCTGGTAGAGCTCTTACAAGTGGTGGAAGAAATGTAGCTATAGGTCATCTTGCGTTAAATCAAGAAGACGATCATGGTAAAAATGTAGCTATTGGTTTTTACGCTTTACAATCACAAAACGTAGGAGCAGATGCATACAATGTAGCAATAGGTTATGACGCAGGAAAGTCTGTTACAACAGGTCAACAAAACGTTTTAATAGGTGGTAGCGCAGGTGATGCTTTAACAACAGGTAGTTTTAATGTAGCTATAGGTATGGAAGCTTTAAGCACTGAAGATGCTTTAGGTCATACAGTTGCTATTGGATATCAAGCGTTGAAATTCCAAAATTCTTCAAGTAATTCATATAATGTAGCTGTAGGATCTCAAGCGGGTAAAGAAATTACAACAGGTACTGAAAATACATTAATAGGCGCTCTTGCTGGTGACGCTTTAACTACAGGTCAGTTTAATGTTGCTTTGGGATATGGCTCTTTAAGCGCTGCAACTGATACTGATCAAAGTGTAGCAATAGGGCATGG